GCCAACTGAGCCTTGCGAAGACGGGCAGCTTTTTCAAGCTGCTGCTTCACGAGCAACAGAGTGTTCATGGCGCTCTCCATGGTCCACCTCCCGTTCCGTAGGTGGGTGTCATGCGCCCCATGTGGGGTGAACGTAGATGCAGCTTAGCACGATACCCTCGGTGGGAGTCGAACCCACACTGGAGCGATTTTAAGTCGCTTGCCTCTGCCGGTTGGGCTACAAGGGCTAGACATCGAGGCGTCGAGGCGGGGCTTCAATCCGCCTGTGTACGACATTTAACTATGGGTAGGCCCATAGCCTCGATTGGTCTGCAAGACAGTGCCTGCCACTGTCTAGTTGTAACGCTGGCCAGCGTGCTTCGCGAAAGCCCCAAAAGCATAGCACGCATGTTGCCTACACGTCATATTCCTTGCATTCTTGGCTGTCGGGGTGGGCCCGGCAATAGTCGTCAAACGTGCCTTCCTCGTCGAGGCATTGCTCCAGCGCTTCAATTTGCCCCAAGCGCTTGGCATAGTCCTTAAGCTTGGGCAATAGCACGGGAATATAAAGATGTTCGGCCGCTAAAAGCTGCAAGGAAGTTTGCTTGCTAGTGGTGCCATTTTCAAGGAGCGCAATTAAAAACTGCGTTTCTTGCATAGTTAATTTGCAATAAGTCACGCCAATAAAGAACTATTGTTTGAAAATCATACTAGGAGATTAAACTTTCGATCCACCCAATGTCATCATCTTTAGATGCGGCCAAGATTGCACCAGCCATGGCAAACGCTAAGTCGTCAATGCCAGTGGCCTTGCCGCCAGTAACCGTCCATTGCCCACTGGGCTTGTAAGTGACAGTAAGATTTTTGATTTGCATGACGGCCTTTTCGTGACGGTATAAATTAATCTGCCCTGCATTGAACAGCTCTCGCATTTTGCTGAAAGCCTTCATCTTGGAGCTAACGGTCCAAGTGAGTTCAGTGATGGGCAGATCGCCTGCCAAGGTTTGAATGGTGCCAGCACTGTTGAACTGGTCCATCACAATCGTGTCGAAAACGTATAGGCGATGCTGTTCTTTTATCCAATCTTCCACTGCATTGATATTCACTTCCATTCTTCCATTGATTTCAAAATCAGCAGCAAAGGAATGGAATTTATCAACGACTAACGTGCCGTTTTCAAAATGAACAATACAAGCAGTGTAATCATCACGGCCAACCCCACCTCGGGCAGGGTCCAAGGCCAAGACATAAGCACCTTGGAATTGGGCTCTGGGTGGTAGAGCCGCTCGACGGTCATCAATGCAGGCGTCAACAACATCACTAGCAACAAGAGCGGAAAGATTACTGGCGAATTGAGCGCCATATTCCACTTTAAATTTTTCGGGGTCGCGCTGCCTCTCTGTGTCAAGAAACTCTTGCGAAATGCGAGGGTTCATCTCCCACGTTGGGAGGTTTACGGCCTGCATGAAAGGGAAGCGGCCAGACGCTGCTTCTTTGAAATGCTGATAGAAGATGCCGTCAGTCAGCCATGGGGAGGAGAGTTCTAGGATGCGCCCATGACCGCCAAACTGAGCGATAGAAGGAGAAAGAGCGTCATAAATGCCACGTCCGCCGGAGTTAGCATCGCCTTCTGTGGCGAATGCAAGTTCATCAAAAACAGCACCGGCGCAAGCGAGACCACGAGCAGCACGCCCGGAAGTTGGTATAGCTTTAAAAACGCAGTGGTTACTAATTTCAATGATGTCGGCAGTTTCACGAACAATCTCCTGAGCGAAGGGACTTTCGATGATGAGCTGCCGGATGTTGTTTAGGGCAATACGAGCCTGATCTTGACTGTTTGCAACAGTTACAACGTACCAGCGTTCTCCTTTTCTTACTTTACGACGATATTGTTCTTCTAGGACGAAACACATATAGATGCAGGCAATGGCTGCCATGAGCGTCTTGCCTGAGCGTCGCCCGAGAGCCCACACTGCATGCGACTTGCCGGGCTGAAAGAATTCATCAAGAATTTCAGCCTGTTTATGGAAAAGCTCTAAATGAAGAGCGTGTTTGGCGAAGTCTGAACAGCGAAGCATTACAATAATGACGAAAGAGGCTGTAAATAGTGCTTGGGGACGAAGAAGGCCGGGCGGCCTTTAACGTGCTCTTTTTTCCATTGATCTTTCATGGCATCTTCACTTTTTATCCAGCCATGCACGAGAGTTTTTCGATTTTCAATGGTCACGAGAACAAATATTTTCCCAGGCTTTTCGTCTAATTGCACCACTAAATCATAGTAGTGGCGAGCGCGAGTTTTAACATCAATATTGGGAGGGAGGTCTGCGGAGCCTCGTTTGGCCGTGGTTTCCTGGTAGAGAAAGTGTTCCATATCGAGCAGGGCGGCGACGGCCATCTCTCCCGCCGCTCCAATGAGATGGAGACGAAGGGCTTCACTGCCTGAGGTTGGGCCATTATTCCGGCCCTTAAGACCTAGTGCGGAATTGACGGCTTGACGGCGGTGAGCTTCGGCGTAGACAGCCTTTCGCTGCTCGTCGCTGAAGGCAAATTGCAGAGGGCTAGCCATACTGGCCATAGCAACCAGGCCAATGTAGCCAGCTTTTAGAATGAAAGCAATACATGATGGCCTTAAGAAAATCAATGGATAACGAAATGGTTGATTTGGGGCACGCTTCCGAAGGCGGACTGCGTGCTGACGGCCTGCAAAACGTGCTCATCGGCATGGGCACTAGTCGCGATAAGGGCCAGTACACCAAGACCACGGCTACAATTTTCCTAGCGCAAGAGGAGCTGGAGAATTTATATGGTGAATGGTTGCCTCGTCGCATTGTTGACATTTATGCTGACCAAGCCACTCGGAAAGGCTTCAAGGTATTGTTTGGCGGAGATGGCGTTAGAGCCGAAGAAGTGCAAGGCATTGAGCAAGTAATTGAAGATTTATATATCCTGGAATATTTAAATTTGGCGGCAAAGAACTCTCGCCTTTATGGCGGGGCCTGTTTGCTGCTGTTTATTGATGATGGCCGTCCGGCCTATATGCCAGTGGATAAACGTAACATTCGTCGCATCGAAGAAATTGAATGTTTAGACCGTTGGCAAATTGCACCAGTCATCACTGAAGAAAATCTATACGACTATTCCAAGGCAACGTACTATCAAATTATTTCTGGCGATTTAATTAACGAGCCCACTTTGTCCTACATCCATAGAGATAGGATTTTGCGTTTTGATGGGGATTGGCTGCCCTACCGCATTAGGCAACGGAATTATGGCTGGGGCATGAGCAGCCTTCAAACTGTTTATGACAGCTTCCGGCATTATTGGACGGGTTTGAATTCAGCGGCTACGTTGCTCACTGAGTTTGACATTTTTGTGCATAAAGTGAAGGGGCTTGCGGCGATGCTGGCAGCCGGAAAGGAAGGCGCTGTTAGGGATAGGCTGCAAGTGAATGATATGAGCAAGAGCATCTATCGCGGTTATGCGATTGATGCAGAAAAAGAAGAGCTTGAATTTATTAGCCGCAATTTTGGCGGCATTGGGGAAGTGTTGGAGAAACTGCGCGTGGACATTATTGGCGCCAGCAAAATTCCTCATACCGTGCTGTTTGGCGAAAGCCCGAGCGGACTGGGTTCGACTGGCCGCAGTGAGGAGCGTGATTTTGCCAAGACGCTTGCTGACTATCAGAGCGTCCATTTCAAACGGCCTATTAAGAAGCTGATGGAATACATCATGCTGAGCAAAGAGGGGCCAACGAATGGAAAGCTGCCTGAATCTTGGCGCATCTCCTTCAACCCATTGTTTGAGCTGAACGAACGGGAAATGGCGGACGTGCGGGCGCGTGTGGCGGCTGTGGATGGCCGCTACATCCAGCTTGGCGTATTGAGTCCGAAGGAAGTGGCGGACGCCCGTTACGGCGGTTCTGAGTGGAGCATGGAGCTTACGCTCGATCCAACTGTCATTCGCGAACTTCCTGCTCAAGGTGGGGGTGGTTCCACTCAAGGACGGGGTGGTTTTGCTGTACCGCCTGGTGGTCGCGATCCAATGAACGAAGAGAATGGCACGTTGCCGATGGATGGCAGCCGGGAAGTGGAAGATTCGGCTGGTTTGTTCCTGCCCCGTGATCTTAAGAAAGTGCGTGGCGACGTGGAATTTACTGACAAGGAGCTGCATTCTCGCGCTGTTAGCGCAGCCAAGGCGAAGTTCAAAGTATGGCCTTCAGCTTACGCCAGCGGCTATGTGGTGCAGCAATATAAGCAAATGTTTAAGAAGAAGCACGGTTCATTGAGCGGTGCTTTCAAAGGAGACGAAGGTGAAATTCATGCCGATGATCTTGAGCAATGGTTCAAAGAAGAGTGGGTGAGGATTGGCGCCAATGGCGAAATCATGGGGCCATGCGGCGGACGTGAAGAAAAAGAGGGCAAGCCAAAGTGCCTGCCTAAGGCCAAGGCTCAAGCCATGAGCAAAGAAGAGCGGCAAACCATTGTTGCTCGCAAGCGCAAAGCTGATCCTGATCCAGAGCGCCGTGGCCCGGCGAAGATGGTCAGCAGCAAAGTGGATGCTATTGACCCATTAAAAACCAGCGGCCTAGTGCTGGGAGATGTGGACGAGGCTTCGTTGATTTCGGAAGAAGATATTGACGCCGCATTGAATCAATGGAAACAAGAAGCGCCGGAACGGTTTAAGGACATTCTGGAGGCCGAGGATGTCCAACCCTCTTAATCCGCTTTCGGAATTCTCCGCTTCCATTGTTCGCTTTGATGCCGAATGGAACTACGACCCAATTAGCGGGCGTTATCGCGGAGCAAATGGACGTTTTCTTTCTCAAGCCGCTGTGGAGGCTTTAGTCGATGGTCGCATTTCTAATCTTGGTCGGCTCCTACGCCGTTATACAAATATGCTTGATCGTGGCGATATCACGCTGGATCAGTGGCAACAAAGCGTCAGAGAAGCGTTGAAGCTGGCTCACTCTCAGGCCGCGATGATCGGCAGTGGTGGTCGTAATAGTATGACTCCAGTTGAATGGGGCCGCATCGGCCAGAGGCTTCGTGCTGAATACCGTTATTTGGAGGTTTTTGCTCGCGATTTGTTGGCTGGGGGCATATCTACTCCCATGGCTCTTGCTCGTATTGGGATGTATGCTGAAAGTGTGCGAGGTGCTTACTGGGAAGGCGCGTCCATGCGCCAGGAACGGCAAGGATATAGCCTGATGCGGCGCATCCTTGACAGCCAGGCCAAGCATTGCCAAGACTGCCTGGACTATGCAGCGCGAGGCGTTGTGCCAATTGGCAGTCTGCCTCTACCCGGACAGCGCTGTGCGTGCCGTTCCAATTGCAAATGTAAGGTAAAGTATCTGCGTCAGCAAGCGCCTGTCGTGGCGGTTTAGTCATGGATGTGTTGATTGGAAGCACCGGC